TTTTTACTTAAAAATTCTATAACTTATATTTATATGTGATATGGCAAATGGTATTACATACGGTATAGGGTTTCCCTTCGTTGATTCGTTTACAGGTAGATATTTAGATGTTACTGAAACTACCGAAGCTGAGATTAGAGGTAATTTAGTACACCTACTTTTAACAAGAAGGGGTAGTAGATATTTTTTACCTGATTTTGGAACAAGATTATATGAATATATATTCGAACCACTTGATGGTCCCACGTTTTCAGATATTGAGGCGGAGATAAGGGACACTATTAGAACATTTATGCCAAACTTACAAGTCACGAATATTGTTGTTGAACCGGCATCTGCAGGACTTGAAGATAAAGGTTTCACTGTAAATGAATACGGTGAACGAGAATTTAAAGTTACAAACATTGCCAATTTAGAACATACGGCAAGAATCAAAATTGATTATAAAATCACTGATTCGGCATTCGAATCACAAGATTTTGTTATATTAAATATTTAATGATATATGGCTGAAAAAAAGATATCCTATACGGTCCGAGATTTTCAAGGAGTAAGATCTGAGTTAATAAATTTTACAAGAACTTACTATCCTGATTTAGTTCAGAACTTTAATGATGCTGGGATTTTTTCAGTAATGTTAGATCTTAACGCAGCGGTAACTGATAACTTAAATTATCAAATTGATAGAAGTATTCAAGAAACCGTATTACAATTTGCTCAGCAAAAGAACTCAGTTTATAATATTGCAAGAACTTACGGTCTTAAAGTACCAGGTCAAAGACCATCAGTTGCTTTAGTTGATTTTTCAATAACAGTTCCTGCTTTTGGGGATAGAGAAGATATAAGATATTGTGGTATCTTAAGAAGAGGATCTTTGGTTAATGGTGCAGGACAACCATTTGAGACTGTTTATGACATTGATTTTGCATCACCAATTAATGCTGAAGGATCGCCAAACAGATTAAAAATACCAAACTTTGATTCAAGTGGTAAATTAATAAATTATACTATTGTTAAAAGGGAAGTTGTCGTAAACGGTGTTACAAAAGTTTTTAAAAGAACAATTACGGCTAATGACGTAAAACCATATTTAGAATTATTCCTTCCTGAAAAAAATATATTAGGAATAACTAGCGTTTTATTAAAACCTGGAACACAATACTCTACAGTTCCGAACCCACAAGATTTTTTGAGTTTAGGGCCTGAAAGATGGTATGAAGTAGATGCTTTAGTTCAGGATAGAATTTTTGTTGAAGACCCAACTAAAGTTTCAGATCAACCTGGAATTAAAGTTGGAAGATACATCACAACCTCAAATAAATTTATTTCTGAATATACACCACAAGGTTTTTGTAAAATGACTTTTGGTGGTGGTAACATTTCAGCCGAAGAACAATTAAGAGAATTTGCTCGTGACGGTAAAGGATTTGATTTAAGTAGATATACTAACAATTATGCAATGGGTGCGGCATTAACACCAAACACAACTTTATTCGTTCAATATAGAATAGGTGGTGGTTTGGCTAGTAATGTTGGTCTTAATACGATCAATCAAATTGGTACAGTTTCATTTGCAGTTAATGGACCTTCTGATTCTGTCAATAGAAGTGTTATTAATAGTCTTCAGTGTAATAACGTAACCGCTGCGATTGGTGGGGCTAATTTACCAACAACAGAAGATGTTAGAAACATGGTTTCATTTAACTTTGCTGCTCAGTACAGAGCTGTAACAGTTAATGACTACAATTCATTAATAAGAACAATGCCGTCTCAATATGGTGCACCGGCAAAAGTTGCGATTACTGAAGAAAATAATAAAATTAGAATTAAAATGTTATCATATGATACAAACGGTAGTTTATCTAATGTTGTATCAAATACTTTAAAACAAAACATTGCAAATTATTTATCTAACTTTAGAATGATCAATGATTACATTTCTGTTGAAGCGGCAGAAACTATTGATTTAGCGGTCACTGTCGATGTGGTATTAGATAATAGTCAAAATCAAGGTGCAATCATTTCAAAAACAATCGAAATCATTAGTAACTTCTTCAATCCATTGGTTATACAGTTAGGTCAAAACGTAAATATATCTGAACTTAGAAGATTAATACAAGCCGAAAATGGGATAGTTAGTATTTCTAATGTTTCTTTCTTTAACCAAGTAGGAGGTCAATATTCTTCAGCACAAACATCTATGCCTTATTCAGATCCTGTAACAAGACAAATACAGCCTACGGCAGATACTTTGTTTGCAACTCCAACACAAATCTATCAAATTAGATTCCCAAGCAAAGACATTAATGTAAGAGTATTGAACTTGAAATCCGTTAATTTCTCATAGGGATTTATTTTTTTTCAAAAGGGACTATTTTTCTATGAAAATAGGAAATAAACTATTTATGAAAAAACGATTTTTTTAATGCCAAAATCATACAGAATAAGAACCGAAGTTGGTGTTGACAAGTACATCAATGTAAATTTAGAACAAGATTGGGAGTCTTTAGAAGTACTCTCACTGAAAATACTTGCGAATGATGTTTATACAAGAATGTGTGCCGACTACGGAGTTGTGGTTGGTAGAGTTTTTGTTAATAATGGTTTTGGTTTACCAAATGCTAGGGTTTCTGTTTTTATTCCTCTTGATGATGCAGATGAATTAAACCCTGTAATTTCAGAATTATATCCATATAAAACAATTACCGATACTAACGAAGATGGTTATAGATATAACTTACTTCCTAAGTTACCATCATACAGAGGTCACCAATCTACAGGATCATTCCCAAATGTGTCTGATGTATTAATGGATGACTCATACATTGAAGTCTACGATAAGTATTATAGATTTACTGTTAAAACTAATGAGAGTGGTGACTTTATGATTTTTGGTGTTCCTGTTGGAAACCAAACTATTGTTATGGATGTTGATCTTTCCGATATTGGATGTTTTTCATTATCACCACAAGATTTAATTCAACAAGGATTAGCAACAGAGTCTCAAGTGAATGGATCCACATTCAAATCCTCAACGAATCTAAGAGAGTTACCACAAATTAAAAATTTAGTTTTTGACGTTGACGTATCTCCTTTTTGGGGAGATCCTGATTTATGTCAAGTTGCGATAACACGAGTTGATTTTGATTTGACAAAATTAGCAAACATTAATATACAACCGACCTCAATTTTCATGGGGTCAATTATATCCACAACAGATGATGATGCATTAAAAGTAAGTTGTAAACCAAAAAACAATACAGGAAATCTTTGTGAAATAGTTTCAGGACCTGGCGAAATTTTGGCAATTAGACACACAATCAATTCTGACGATCAAGGATTACCAATACTTGAACAATATCAAATAGAAGAGGAAGGAAAAGTTATCGATCAAGATGGAACATACCTATTGAATGTTCCTATGAATTTGGATTACGTTTTTACAAATGAATTTGGTCAACAAGTATTATCTGACGACCCATCAAAAGGTATCCCAACAAAAGGTAGATATAGATTTAAATTTAAATGGCAAAACGAACAAGGTTTACAGGGTAGTTTCCAAAGAGCCAATTTTTTAGTTCCTAATGTTAAAGAATATGGATGGACAAATTATACTGTAGATCCATTAACAAATAACACACCCTCAACATACCCTTATAATTTAGGTGTTGGTGTTGTCACAGGATCTACAGTTGTTTTTGGGACGGCACAAGGATTGGCAGACCCAACAACAACCAATGTCCAATCTTATATAATATACATAAATGGACAACCATATACAGGAACTCTAAACGCTATTGAAATAACACCAGGAACACAACTTCAAATTGTTGCAAATCCTGTTGACCCATCTCAACCACAAGTTATAACATTTAAACAATACCCACAAGCTCTATTTGATCTTTACAGATCATATGCCTTTAGTACCGATTGGGATGATTATGTTAACAAACAAGAAGCAATCAATTGTGAAGATACCTTTTACGAATTCCAATACAATAAAGTCTATACAACGGCAATGTTCCTTGATAGATATAAAAACGGAATTGGAAGGGCAAAAC